TTCCTCGACGGGAACCGGGTCGAAGGGCTGAACCATCTCGATGACGTAGCCGTTGCGCTCGCACTTGGCGATGATGTCGTCCTTCTCTGCGCGGGTCTTGGCAATGACCACCTGGGGCTTCCCGAACAGTCTGCTCTGGTTGTGCAGCCAGTACATGATCTCGTAGTGCTTCATTTTGAAAACCTCCTTGTTTGTAGTAGCTCCCTTAACTGTGTTTATTATACTACCAAACGTTAGAATAGTAAATAGGTTAGAGGACGATTTAATAAAAAATTAAAGAATGTTTTCGGATGTCCCGAACATGTCCCGTAACTGTCCCGTGCGTGACCTGTCGCCCCGGCGCTGATCGTGGGACAATATGCGCATGGAACAGATGATGCAAACCCTCCGCAAGATTGGCGTCAGCCCGGAGAGCATAGACGCGATGCAGGGCGCGGACGAAAACGATGTGAAGGAGTACACGCTACTTATGGTGGCGATGTTCGACGATAGGCATGAATACATTTCATAAGTGGAACCCAAACCCGTTTGCAAATACCGTTGAGGACTGCGCCCAGCGGGCCATAGCTGCCGCACTTGATGTAGACTGGGACACTGCCTCCGACCTGATACACGACATGGCGAAGGCGATGGGGCACCCGGAACACAGTGACGCGGCCTGGGGCGCGGTGCTTCGGCGGGCGGGATTCTACCGGGCTATCGTGCCGAACTCTTGCCCCGATTGCTTTACTGTAGCCGATTTTTGCCGGGAACATCCACGGGGCGTGTATGTGCTCAAAACCTCCGGCCATGTGGTCGCCGTCATTGACGGGCGGGCATGGGATTCGTGGGACAGCACGGGCGAGACGGTGATTTATTACTTCTATAGGAGGTAACAACATGATAGACCAGTTTGGCAGATGGTACCCCGACTATCCCGGTCAGCAGACATGGCAAGACCCCGCCTATATGCGAGCCTACGGCCAGCAGCAGCCCGCACAACAGGCCCAGCAGAGCCAGCAGGGCTTGACCCCGCCCACCATCAGGGCCGAGATCGTACAGGTGGACAGTTTGGACGCGATTGACCGCTTCCCGATGGCTGCCGGCACTTCGCAGATGTTCATGACCAAGGACGAGGCGGCAATCGTGGTTCGCTCCATGTACGCCAACGGCCAGCATAATGATGACATCTACGACAAGCGGCCACCTGCGCCCCCTGCGCCCACGCTGAACCCTGCGGACTATGTGCGCAAGGATGAACTGCAAGCGCTGATTGCGGAGGCGCTACAGGCCCATACAGCCCCGCACAAGGCGGCGACGAAGAAGGAGGATGCAGCGTAATGGGACTTTTTGACCGGCTGTCACAGCCCGCGCAGGGCCAGCAGATTACCCCGGACATGATGCGGCAGGAGATCGGCAGCATCAAGGCCAACCCAGGCCAGTACCTTTCCGGGCGCGGCTTCAATATCCCGGACGGAATGACCGACCCGAAGCAGATTACCCAGCACCTTCTTCAGACCGGGCAGGTGGGCGGTAACAGGCTGCAACAGGTGATGCGAATGATCGGTGCCCCTATGGGGCGATAGATTGACTTCACCCGTCAAGCGCGCAGACGGTTGATGAATACAAGAAAGGACTTTACATCCTATGGCACTGACTGACAACAATCAGAATGGCTTCTATATGCCTGTGGCTCCCGCTTATGGCGGCTATGGCAATGGCAGCGGCTTTTTCGGCGGTGACTGGGCGTGGATTATTCTGCTCCTGCTCATCGGCGGTAACGGCTGGGGCATGGGCGGCTTCGGCATGGGCGGCATGTTCCCTTGGATGATGGGCATTGGCGGCATGAACGGCTTCGGTCTGGATTACCTGTACCCGTGGCTGAACAACAGCCAGCACATCAGCGACGGTTTCCGCGACCAGCAGCTCAATACCCAGATCGGCGACCTGCGCTCCGACGTGAACCGTGGCTTCGGTGACGTGCAGCTCGGCATCTCCGGCCTTGGCCGTCAGATTTGCGAGACCGGCAACGGCATCACTCAGGCCGTCAACAGCGGCTTCTCCGCTGCCGAGATCGCGGCGAATGGCCGCCAGATGGCAAACATGCAGCAGGGATACGCCATGCAGACCGCCATGATGCAGGGCTTCAATGCCGCGCAGGCGCAGGGCGCTGACCTGAAGTATACCGTGGCGACCGAGAATTGCGCCGACCGCACTCAGGCGATGCAGAACACCCGTGACATCATCGACGCGCAGAACCGTGGCACTCAGGCCATCCTCGACAAGCTGTGCGCCCTCGAACTGGACGGCGTGAAGTCCCAGCTCGCTCAGGCCCAGCGTGAGAATGTAGGCTTGCAGAATCAGGTCAACATGGCTGCTTTCCGCGAATCTCAGGCGAATCAGAATGCGCTGTTTGCGCAGGGCATGAACGCTGAGGTTGACGCTCTGTACAACCGCCTGAAGAACTGCCCGGTCAACACCGTGCCCGTGTACGGCAACCAGCCCGTGTTTACGTGTGCTGGCCCGTCCTTCGGTAACACCGGCTGCGGCTGCGGCAACAATGGCTTTGGCTTCGCTGCCTGATGGCCTGATATTCTACGGGGCGGGAGTATACCCGTCCCGTATTGAGAAGGAGAAATGAACATGGCATGTCAGAATGTATGTAGGCTCTGCCCCCGCCTTGCTATCTCCACGGCGGTTGAGTTCACCGATGGAAACCTTGTTATCACGCTGCCCGCCGCAAGCTACAACAACGGCGAAAAGGTGTGCATCGTGATTGCGCAGACCATCCCGGCAGAGACCACCATCAATGCCCCTGTCGTTATTCAGATCGGCGACGGAACGGAGCAATACCCGTTGACGACAAGGTGCTGCGCACAGGTCTCGGCCTGCGGTGTGCGCACTCGTACAAGGTATGCAACGCGGGTTATCACTTCGGCTACCGGTGCAACCTTCAGGATGCTTGGCAACCCGGCGTGCACCCCGAATTACAACCTTGCCTCCATTAACGGAACGGCCCCGGAAGCCCCCGCGCAGAATAACGGTTAGGGCAGGAAAGGAGAAAAAGCATGGACTATATCAATGACCTGTATGAGCTTCGTGACATCATTGCCGATGAAGCGCATACTGCCAAAGAGAAAATCAAGGCTGCTGGCGGCATGAGTGGTGGGGATTATGACATCATCGACAAAATCACCCACACGATGAAGTCCCTTGATTGCTGCATTGAGAAGCAGGAAGAAAAGGACGATGGCTACAGTGGCCGGATGTACCCTGACGGCATGGGCGGCTCCTACAGGGGCTATGCCAGCGAAGGCCGGGGCTACAGCATGGCCCGTGGCCGCATGAACGCCCCGCGTGACAGTCGCGGGCGCTACTCCGGCGCAGACGGCGACGTTGAGGACATCAAGCGCGATATGCAGCGCCTGATGGACAAGGTCGAAAAGATGTGAGGTGAGTCCCCTTGATATACGAACGTGATCTTGATGAATCCATCGCCCGGTATCAAGGGGAGGTCAACCCCAGCATTGAAACCTGTCGTAAGCTGGCGGCCTGCCTGATCGTGAAGCGGGAGTTGTTCGGAGAACCCGAACGGCTGCCAGTTGTTGCAGAAAATGCAACAAGTTACTCCTACGCCGCCGCGCCCGTGCCTGTTGACACACACATCACGTATACCAGCGACACGGAATTTTCACGGGTTATCGACGGCAGGAAGCCGGAGGATGTTTGGCCCATCATAGATGAGTTGATGTCAACGGTTCAGGTTCTAATGCCACGGCTTTACGACGGAGTAATGCGCAAACTACAATGAACACGGCCCCGGAGCAATCCGGGGCTTTATTTTTTATTCCATGTTCATGTAATTTGCAAATGTAAAAAATTAGCTAATTGTCAAAAAAGGGCTTTACATTTAGCTAATTTGGTGCTATAATTAGCTACGTTGAGAGGGGGTGATAAGTTGAACAACGTCAAGCTGATACGTGAGGCCACGGGGCTGACGCAAAAGGCCCTGGCCGAAGCTGCCAGCATTTCCGCGCCGTTCCTTCATGATTTGGAGAACGGCAACAGGAACGCAAGGCCCGAAACGTGGGCGCGAATCGCAAAAGTGCTTGGCTGCACGGTTAAAGATTTGAAAGACAGAGAGGAGGAACCAGCATGACCAAGCAGACAGCCGGAATCGCCCTGCTCCGTCTCGGGCAGGAGATGAAGCGCATCGTGGAGGAAAGCTGCGGCAGCGTGACGTTCATGTCCATCAGCGCCTACGACAACGGCAACATTGTTGTCCGCACGCAGGATGAAAGCGATGGCCTTCACCGCATCAACATCCCCCTTGACGCCGTGCTGTTCAGCGACGGCGTGGCGCGGGTCAACGGCGTAACGCTTGACCTTGACGGCAAGGAGGGCGCGGCATGAAGCGCACATGGCGATACCAGATGATCGACGCGCTGCCCCGTGAAGCGTTACCCGCCGGGTGTACGGCATACGAACTGTTCAAGGACGAGTTCGTAGGGCATTGGGGCATCGTCGAATTTGACCGCCCGCTGACGGGCGCTGAGATCGACAAGTACAACCTTGACGGGCCGCTGGCCTTGGGGGTGATGGCATGAACGAGGCGACATTGGACGCGCAAATGGAATGAAAAGCCGCCCGGTGGGAAGCCCGGACGGCAGGGAGAACAGACAGCATTGGAAAACTGTCACGGACATTATAGCACAGAATGGAGGCTATGTAAATGGGTGATAATTTGAGAATTGTTTCGGCGGTTGAACGCATCACGCCGACCATTGCGAGGAAGTACTTGCAGATGAACACGAATAACCCGCGCAGGATCAACAAAAGCGCCGTATATGCGTATGCGTATGATATGAAAGCCGGTAAATGGCTGCTGAACGGTGAGGCTATCGTGTTCGACGAAGAAGGCAATTTGAGAAATGGACAGCACAGGCTTCATGCCGTCATCAAGGCGGATATAGGCGTCGATTTTCTTGTAGTTCGCGGTGTTGCGAAAGATACCAGCATTTATGATATGCAAATTCGACGCACTATCAGTCAGGAGTTGAACATTGCGAACACTGTTGAATCTGCCGCCGCTGCCCTTGTCGCAAATTGCTATAAGAGCTGCTGTCTTGTACCGAAATCAACGGTATATGACTATATCCTCAAGCATGAAAGCGATTTGAACCTTGCCTATTCCATATCGTACAACGGCACGAAGAAAGCCAAGGCCCGGAAGCGCGATGTTGTACTTGCAATCTATCTTTTGCTTCGCCTCAGCAACGGCAGTAACGTGGAAGGATTGCGTCAATTCTTCTCTGTAGTAAACAGCGGCTTCCCGCTGGACAACAAAGTAAGCACTCCTGCAATCGTTTACGCCAAGGCGCTTCCGACTATTACAACCAAGAAAAACCGCCCTGAAATGCTGAAAAACATCGAAACCCTCATTGCAGCTTATGGCGATTTTACCATGGGAGTAAATCGTAAAGTATCCTACAAGATAAACGCAACCGACAGGGCTGAACACGCGCTGGCTAAGGTTCGCAAGATGGACGGCTTTTTAGACTAAGGAGGGTAACGCAAGTGGAAATCAATGAGCTTTTCTTGGAGAAGCTGGAACCCAATTGGCTTGACAACGCCCCGGCGGACGAGGAAGAACCCGAATGGCCGGACGGCATGACTCTGGGCGAATACATGAAGACGCTGCCGGTGCGGTTCGCGTCGCAGGGGGGATATTGATGTTGCAGACAAAGACCCGATATACCAGCCGCCTTGCGGCGCAGGACAACATTCACATCAAAATGGGCTATGTCAAGCTGCACGAAGCGCTTAACGAGCTGGAGCGCGTGTACGCCAAGGACAACGTCATCGCCCACATGGTGCGGCAGTTGGGCGCGATGGAGGACACCCTGTTTGAGTATGTCATACCGGCGAAAGGGAGGAAATGAGCATGAGCGTATTTGAAACGCTGAATGGCCTGAATGTCAACGGCCATACCGAGACCAAGAAATCCGGCAACACGGAGCTGACCTACCTCTCATGGCCCTGGGCATGGGCCGAGGTCAAGAAGCGCTATCCGGAAGCCCACTACACCATCTGGAAGGACGCCAACGGCAAGCCCTACGCCTTTGACCCGATGACCGGCTTCATGGTATACACCACGGTCACCATCGGGGATGAGAGCCACGACATGTGGCTGCCGGTTATGGACGGCGCGAATAACGCCATGAAGGCGGAGCCGTATGAGTACACGGTAAAGAACCCGAAGTTCCGTTATGCGAAGTGGAACAAAGAGCAGCAGAAGTACCTCGACAGCTACGGCAACGAGCAGCCCGAATACCTGACCAAGCGCGTCAATGCCGCCACCATGTTCGACATAAACAAGGCAATCATGCGGTGTTTGGTGAAGAACCTCGCCATGTTCGGCCTTGGCCTGTACATCTACGCTGGGGAGGATTTGCCGGAGGGAGAGAACACGGACAACGGCCCGCAGCCCGAAGAGCCGCCCATGCCGCGCACAGGCAGCGCAGAAGCCGCCCAGGAGGCCGGACAGCGCCGCTTGAAGGAGATTGAGAAGCAGCTTAAAGAAGCCCGTGACAGCGCCCCTGCAAGCCCTACAAAGGCCATGGTAACGGATGAACAGATTGCCTACATCCGGGAGAACGCGGACGGCAAGACGCTGAAAAGCGCGATGGAGGCATTCGGGCCTAACCTCGACAAGATGACGCAGGGACAGGCAAACCGCCTGATTGCTCGGATTAAAGGGGCAGAGGGAGCAGCATGACGGCAGTAATTGACCGCGTAAAAGGCAAGATTGTTAACTACGACGAGCGCCGGGGCGTGGTGGTCATTGAGGCCCCATATACCGACTTCGCCGCCATGTGCAGGCGGGAATACAAGGAGGTTGAAATCACCCTACTGGATTCCCGCCCCCTGTCCGACAAGCAGCGCAAGAGCTGTTACGCGATGATTCGGGAGATCGCCATTTGGAGTGGGTACGAGCCGGACGAGATCAAGGATATGTTCAAGTTCAATTTCCTGTCAGCGTTGGAGGAAACCATGAACACGTTCAGCCTGTCCGACGCGCCCATGAGCCTTGTAGCGGCGTTTCAGACATTCCTCGCCCGGTTCATCGTGGCCCACGACGTTCCCACCCGGCGGCCCATGCTGGAATACGTGGACGACATCGACGATTATATCTACGCTTGCCTGATTAATAAGAAGTGCCCGATTTGCGGCAAAAAGGCCGACCTGCATCATTACGATAGCATCGGAATGGGCAGGGACAGGGACACGATCATCCACGAGGGCATGGAGGTATTGCCGCTGTGTCGGGAACACCACACAGAGGTTCACACCATCGGGCGCGACAGCTTCATGAAGAAGTATCACCTTGGCGACCACGGCATTGAAGCTGACAAGACAATCTGCAAGATATACGGACTGAATACCAAGCAAAGGAGAAAGACAGCATGAATAAGGCAATTATCACAGGCAGACTTGCCGCCGACCCGGTAGCACGAACGACCCAGAGCGGCATCAGTTGCAGCACCTTCGACGTTGCGGTGCAGCGGCGTTTCAAGGGTCAGGACGGCAAGCGCGAGGCGGATTTCTTGACCGTCGTTGCGTGGCGGCAGACTGCGGACTATTGCAACAAGTACCTGACCAAGGGCAGCAGGGTCGCGGTAGAGGGCAGCATCCAGAAGCGCAGCTTCACGGCGCAGGACAACACCAAGCGGTACGTCACCGAGATCATCGCCGACAACGTGGAAGGGCTGGGCAGCCCGAACAATGAGCAGGGCCACGCCGAAGAACACAGCGCCCCGCCGCAGAGGAACGAACAGCAGCACATGGACACCAGCGGATTCACGGAGGTGGAGGACGATGACGAACTCCCTTTTGACTAAAGAACCGGGCGCTCTCGCGCCCGGCCCCTACTCCTCATACTCCGCAACCGGCCCGTGCTTCGCCTCGTAGTCGGTGACAAAGCGCCGGATGATGTACTCGTTCAGGTTGTTTACTGTACGGCCCTCAATCCTGGCAATCGCTTTCAGCTTGCCATACAGCGTTTCTTCAATGCGGATGCCGGTTTGAATCTTCGACATAATGGACACCTCCAATGTGTTAAATTTTGTTACCACCATTATAACACACTGAGGTCGAGTTGACAAGTAACAAATGTTACTATATAATAATTAATGTAGTAACAAGAGTTACCGAGAAGGGAGTGAAAAAGATGGGCCGCAAGAGGAAAAACACAAACTATCGGCAGTATTACAAGGATTATTTCGGAATAGAATTTGGTTCCGAAATGGCTGTACATCACATTGACTTCGACAGAAGCAATAACGACATCAATAACCTATTGCTTTTGCCGTCCAGGCTTCATTCCAAATATCATTTCGCGCTGTCGATGTTGTTTGGACTTGATAAGCAGGTTTCATTGATTGACGAGATGCGATTGAGCGGACCGATGGTCACGGCACATTACCCGCAGTGGTTGCGTATTATGGCTGATACTTTGGAGGAAGTACAGCCTTGGATTCAGATGAAGATTGACTTCGAGACCTTGCCCGAGGACGTTTTCAAAAGTGCCTACCATACGGGGACGCCCATAACGGAAAGGACGGTGAGATAAACCAATGTCGGATGTCAAGTGGATTAAGATCGTGACTGACATCTTCGATGACGAGAAGATCATGCTGATCGAATCGCTGCCGGAGGCTGACAGCATCATCGTGATTTGGTTCAAGCTACTATGCCTCGCTGGCAAGCAGAACAACAGCGGCGTATTCCAGATCAACGGGCGAATCCCATATACCGAGGAAATGTTCGCCACGATCTTTCGACGGAAGATCAATACCGTGCGGCTGGCACTTCACACGTTTGAGCAGTACGGCATGATTGAGATCATCAACAACACTGTGACCATTCCGAACTGGGGTAAGCACCAGAGCATTGAGCAGATTGAAGCAAGGCGTGAATACCAGCGCAACTATCAGCGGCAATACTACGCAAAGCAAAAGGCGCTTGCAGAGGGAAAAAATTCTAAACGTTTAGAAAAACATTTAGATGAAAGTTTAGATAAACAGAATCTAAACAGGGTAGATAAGAATAGAGAAGATAAGAAAAGAGAAGAACAACTACAACAACAGGAAGTAGCGGCAGTTGATACGGTTCAAGCATACGCTTCTTCCAACCTTCAACACATGTCACCCGGCAACATTCAGGACATGATGGGTTTCATGGAGGATTTACCCGAGGATTTAATACGGTTTGCCATTGATGAGGCATGTGGCAATGGTGCGCCACGATGGGCGTATGTGTCAAGCATTTTGTCCAGCTTCTTGCGTGATGGTATTAAGACGGTGGGCGATGCGAAGGCAGCCAAGGCCAAGCGGCAAGCGATGAATCAACCCGATACGCACGAAGAACCCGTTTTGACCCTGCGCGAACAGCTTCGGCGCGGCGGGTATTACGCGGATGATGAATAAGGTGATAGCATGACGGGTCACTACGAGAGCGAGCAGAGCGTGTTGGGCGCGATGCTTCGCAGCAAGACGGCCACGGACAAGGCGATAGAGCGCCTGCGCCCGGACGATTTCGCCGACCCTGCACACCGGGAGATATTCAGCGCTATGCTGACGGTGGCCTACAGCCGGGACACGGTTGACCTGATCACGGTGGACGCGGAGCTGACAAAGCGCGGCAAGCTGGACGCGGTAGGCGGGGCGGCAAAGCTGATTGATTTGAGCCAGAGCGTGCCAAGCGCGGCGAACGTGGGCGCATACATCGACATCGTGCTTGAAAGCGCCAACATCCGGCGGCTAGCGATGATTGCGGAGAGCATCAACCGCAAGACCAAGGCGAGTGACATGACGGCAGACGCAATAATCGAGCTGATAGAGGGCGCTTGCAACGACATCACGACGCGGGCGCAACAGCACGACAAGGGATGGAGAAACGGAGGTGAGATTGGCATTATGGCGTTTGAAGCAGCGGAGCACAAGCAGCGCCACATCCCTACGGGGTTTGCCGAGTTGGACGATGTGCTGTGCGGCGGGCTGGTGAAGCCCGAGCTGACAATCGTGGGCGCAAGACCCGGCAAGGGCAAAAGCGCGTTTTTGCTGGCGGCCAGCATGAACGCGGCGCGGCAGGGATTCCACGTTGGGTATATCTCCCTTGAGATGAGCGCGGTACAGCTTGGTCAACGCGCAATGGCGGCGACAAGCTTAGTGAGCATCACGCGCCAGCGCACGGGCGAGCTGACGGATAAGGACTGGGAGCGCATGACGGAGGGGCTGGCTGAGTTGAACGAAACCGGCGTGAGCGAACACCTGCATGTCTACGAGGGCTACGGCCTGACGATAGAGCGCTTGGGCAATATCGCCCGCCACGCGGCGCAGCGCGGTCAACTGGATATGCTGGTGCTTGACTACCTTCAACTGCTGAGAACAACGGACAAGTGCAATGCGGAGTTTGAACGGTTGGGCATGGTCAGCAAGGGTCTGAAACAACTGGCGCTGGCATTGGATATTCCTATCCTGACGGCGGCGCAGGTGCGCAGACAGAGCCAGGACGACAGCAAGAAGGGCGGCAGAGCGCCCACGCTGGACGAGCTGCGAGGCTCGGGAGATTTGGAGCAGGACGCGGACAATGTGCTGCTGATCCACAGCCCCGACAACCCGGATGACCCAACGCTCAAACGCATTGACCCGGCGCATCAGGGACTTTGGGACAGGGCGTATAACGCCAGCGGCAAGCCGTTTACGGTAGAGGTTGCCAAACAGCGACAGGGCCAGACGGCCAGAACATGGTGCATATTTAAGCCCATGACAATGAGGTTTTACGATGATCCTGCGAGTAAAGACAACAACGGGCAAGTATGAGGTGCCCGTCAAGAACAAGTTGGAAGCGAAGGACTTCCTGCTGACGCTGCATCACATGGGTATAACGTGCGTCAAGTGGGAATACGTGAAGGAGGAAAACCAATGTTCGGAAGTTGGGTAATGAAGGGCATACAGATCGGGACGGAGATCGTTGCGACGGTGTTCACGGTGGGTGGCTTTATGGTGGCGGCGGCAATCATCATAAGCGTCATTGCAAGCATATTCGAGGATGCCGGGGATAAGAAATAGGGCTGACCGTGGAGAGCGGCAGCGCATCTACAGACAAAGACAGAATGAGGTGCTTGGGATGACCTACGAGGAATTTTTGAAGACGAAGGAGATGCGGGCGGAGGCTTGCGGGTTCGATGTGGACCGGGAGAGTATTACGCCGATGGCCTTTGATTACCAACGGGACATCATCGCGTGGGCCTGCAAAAAG